TGAAGGTATTTAAAGTTGTTGCAGCAAAATTTTGAATTGCAGAAGTTACTCCCGCCTGAATTTGTGCTGGAGAATTATTAGTTGCATTCGGATTATAATAAACATTAACACCCAAAACAACATAGGTGTAATCTGGATCAACAATAGTTGGTTCAACAGTCAATACTGAGATAGGATCGATTACTTCATTAATCAACATCTGTTTCTGTGTATCAGACAAAAGATATCCACCAGATGGTTTCATTGATATGAAAACTTGTCCGTAAACAGGAGGATTATTTTCTTCACCACCCCAAACATTAACAGCATCAAAAGTAATACCTAAATTATTTTGTTGAATTGCTGTAATGTAATCACCTTTTGTTACTGCACGACCTTGTGCCGAATATGATTTAGGTGCTTGAAATTTAATAGATTCAATAGATTCTTTATCTAAAGCTGCTGATGCCGCTTGAACGGAAGTAACGGATGATGCACCATAACCACCAACACTTTCAAGTAATACAAAACTATTAGCACCAGATGCAGAAGTTCCTTCAGTTGCAATGTAATTAACGATTACAATATTACCATCAGTTAATTGTTTACCGATAATACCATCACCAAAATAGATTTGGTAGTTTCCATTCAAGGCTTCTTGTAAGAAATATACTTGAGATTCACCATTCAACGTCAAATAATCAGACGCCAAAGTATATGTTGATGTGGAAGTATTGGAAGCAGATTGTTGAACGGTTACTTGTAATGTAGTTGTATCAACCGAATCATCAGGTATTTCAAATGTGTATGATGGATTTGTTGTAGAATTTACTGTGTAAGTGAAACGTGAATAAACACCCTGTTTCAATACAACATTTGAGAAAGTGACACTATTATTAGCATCTGTATTTTCTGTATAACTATCTGGATTAACGAAGATATAGTTAATACCATTGATTGCCGCAGTACCAAAATTCAGATATGCTGGCAAAGTTAGAGAGTTTTGTGTAACATTGTTGAATTTGATGTTTACGACTGCGGATGACGCAATGGCCGATTTAGGAGTATAACCTAATAGTTTGGCATGAGAAACCACAGAACTTCTTTGGATAGCTGAATCCAAGAACATTTCATTAGCAACTTGGTTTAGATAGTATGCACCGTACTGTGTATTGTAGGTGAGCACATCAATCAATGTATTTAAAGCAGAACCCTCAAAATTATAGTCTTGGAATGTATCTTGGCTTTGTAAATAAGTTAAGAAGCTAGTTTTGAGTGAATCAAAATCTAGACTGGTTAACTGAATATTAGAATTTGCGGCCATTATCTGGTTCTCTCTAGTAATAGATTAATTGCTGTAGGTGTTGTTAAGTTCCCTATTAAAACCTGCAAATTTACATTAAATTGATTGTCATCTGGCATTGCAGTTACATTAATTGATGTTATTCTTGCTCTCGGTTCATAGTTTGTGAGGACACGAATAATCTCATTTTGTATCAATGTTGCGGTTAAAGGTGTGTTTGGTTCAAATAATAGATTTCTCAATGTACCACCAACGTCAGGTTGAAACAACCTTTCATATGTATTGGTAAATAAAAGATTTCTGATTGAACGTATTACCGACCTTTCATCAAATAACAAAGCAACATCACCTGTCGCCGGAATGGGCAGGAAGGTCATATCTAGGTCGGTGTAAATGTGATTAGTTGCCATTCTTTATTTATTATAGTTCCTATGAACTTGTTGAATTTAATTTAGCTACCAGACTTGGGGTTCCTACCACATTATTAATAAGATAACTATTCGTTCCACCCATTTGGTTGAATCCCATCAAGAAATTGGCTTCCCTTGAAGTTTGTATAGAATTTTGGAAGAATGTACAATCTCTTGTAATACTTGCCTGTAGTCCGGATGCCACCGTATTCAAATCATTCACAATACCTTCGGCTTGTAATGATGATAGGTTAGATGAATAAGTTGTTATATTTGTATTGGCATTGGTGGTGGCCACAATAGAATTAATATAGATTGTGGAATCACCACTTAATAAACTGGAATATTCGGCCAATGTATTTTGTATAAACAAACTAGTAAATGAACCTAAAATAGGTACAGTATTTTGTTGTGGGCCATCAGTTTTGGTCAATAATTGCATATTTTGTTGACCAACCATTGATGCCGTATCTAGACCTGGAGCAGTAGCACTACTAACAACAGTAACTCCTGAGATATTATCTGTGTGAGATTGGAAGGCTTCAATTTTAATAATACATGCCTCGGCCGCTGCTGCAGTGATAGAATCATTAGCTTCCAAAGCATTATTGTAAATACCCTCTGCACTATTCAACATAATAGTGTTGTATGGGTCTGTTCTGTTGTAGTAATAATTCGTTCTAGTGGATGATGTTCCTGCTTCTAAATCTTGTAATTGCCAAGAATTAAGTCCCGGTGTGTTATTAGCAATAGTTCCTAAAGTATTTGCTGCACCAGGCACCAAGGTGCTAGCTGAACCAAATTGTGTTGAATCAAAAGTGTAACCAAGTCTATCGAAAACTGACATAATATTTCCTCAATTAAGGCATGATTGGAATAGGACTGGACGTAGGACGTCCTAAATTTCCTATATGGTCATGAGCATCAAACAAAATTCTAACCATTGGTACACCACCAAAGGCATCTAACAATAATCCACCATACGTCATAGTTGTGCCAGTTACAATCGGTGCAGTAACTAAAGTCATAGCATTCACTACACCAGGTACAGTTTGTCCTGGGAAACCTACGTTAATACCACCCAATGTGGAGATACCAGCAACCGGATTAGTTGAACCTGGTAGACCAGCTTGTATGCCTGTGGCGGCTACTACTGAACTATCAGAATACAATGAATCAGCAATGACTTCACCATGTACGGTTAAGTCTGAATTTAAAACCAATCTATCTGACGCTTGAATGTAAACAGCACCTGTTCCTTGAGCTAAAGCACCAATGTTGAAATCTTTACCTGAATTGATAGTGGTTTGACCTTTAACTAGAAGATTGTAATCTCCATTGACTACCTGATTGAAGTTTCCCTGTACATTCTGAAAGACATTTCCCTGTACATCCAAAACAGAATCACCTTCAATAGTGATATTACAAATACCAGAAATTAATACATTATTATCTGAAGCGACAATGTGATAATGTTTACCTACAACTTTATGTACTTCAGAACCATCAGCTTGAATTTCTGTAAATGTTCCTGTTCTGTGTTGTGTTCTGATACGTTCCGCACCAGGTGTATCATCGAATTCCTGGAAATGTCCAGATTCGGTTTGCATTGCATTGTTATATGGATATACGGTATTATAATCCGATATCGGTTCGGTCCATGAATAATCTGTTGTAGCTGAAGTATCTGCCATCTATATCACCTTATGGTTTTGCATTGTTTGATACTGGTTGTCCAAAACCAGCCGCCGCAAAGACTTGATTTGTTGCCGCTTGTTGTGCTGCAGTATTCGAAGAATTAAAACTTCCGGATAATCCTGCAGCCAATACGTTTGCTGGTGCCGCCGCTAATGCTGTTGTTGATTTAATTAGTGCTGAAGTGGAATTCATTACATCTTTTACTGCATTGATTGTGTCTGTAAAACTATCACCACCACTTGGTGCTACAGTATCCAAATATGCCTTTTTCAATTCAGCATATGCTTTTTGTAAACAATCATTGAAATATTGTAATAATTGTGCAGGTAAACTTAAAATGTAAGTAATTAATTGTTGAATGGCTTGTACATATACAACCAATCCATTAACCCAATTGGTCATATCATTTACAAATTTTGTAATATCTTTAATATAATTAGCCAATTGTTTTATTTTTTGTGTGATACCATTACTTCCTGGTGTAATACCCAATGCAGCCAGAACAGCTTTAATAGCTCCTCTAATTTCTAAAATGATTTGACCACCCATGGCACCAGCAATCGCTATGGCTCTTTGAACGTAAATTGGTAAATTACAAACGTGTTTTACATTTCGATTTGAATTTTTTATACCAGTATTGGCATTTGTGGCATTACCTGTGGCAACATTTGGAACATTTGAAGGTGAGTTTGCTGGATGATTCTCGTCAGCGTATGGAGACTGTGCATTGGTATTTGTACTATCAACATTCGCAGGCACATCTGTTGACGCAGACGTGGTGTTTGCAGTCAACACATCTGAATTTGGATTATTAATAATTGTTTGTACTAAATCTGCCATTTGTTCCTCAACTTGGTGTAATACCTGGTAAGATTCCCATCATGATAGGAAATTGGCCCGATTCTCCATCCATGAAGAATCCTACTACCCAGTCACCTATTCTTGGTTTTGAAAATGTATTTGGTGCATTAAGTGGAATCATAGGCAATGCCCATGGTAGATTTTCAGTAGGTAAGGCACTCTTGTCTTGTGTATGCCAACCAAAGATTCTCACTTGGGCTCGACCAATAGCTAGAGCATCATCACGACCCTCAACCACACCAGTCCACCAAATGAAACCACTTTGACCTATAAAATTGTTACGATTCATTATATTTGATTTCCGTCCACATATTTCTGTAATGTAGCATTTGTACTATCGAAAGTAGGGTAAGAAGCCTTAACACTATCTTTGATTAATTCTACAATTGTTATATAGGAGTTATTTTTAACAATATGTCGTGTTGCCGCAACAAGGTAATTCCCTGAATAGAATGGGTCTACGATTCTGGTTGCATTTGAACCTGATTGAGTATAAGATGTTGGGTCAATTTGATATGTATTGAAAGTAACTACCATACCTACTGTTAACAATGGATCACCAGGAACAGTAAGTTTGATTCTCATGTAATTGGCCAATGCAAATTGTGCCACACGATTAGGTAAGTATTTTTCTAGATTGATATCGTTGGCAACATCATCCGGACTTTGACTCACATAAGGATTTTTCTTTTGGTTTGAATTTGTTGCTGCCATTCTCAACGTACCCATCTCCAAACCAGCCGGAGTTACAGGCGCACTATTGTATAGAGTTACATTCAAACGATTCTGATAGTTATTTGTTGGAGGATATCCATTCAATGTTTTGGATTGTGAACTATCGAAGTAATTGGCATAGTTAAAAATGCCTGTATTGGATGTTCTCAGTAATGGATCAATCGTAATTACTTTATTTGAGAATGTGCCATTTGTAACACCATTCAATGTATTGAAAAACTCCAATACTTCAAAATCCATCACATTGGTCAACTTCTCATTCATGTTTGTTTCTGTGATGTTTTTAGGATCAAATTTGTATGTCTGGTATGGTGTTTGTTGAAACAACGATTGTAATGAACTGAAATTGTAACCATAATTGTTTTCAAAAAACATCATATCAGCACCAAGATTGTTTGTTCCTGGTAAAGCATATGTTGATAACCAATTGATGGTTTCAAATATCTTCTTGTTAGGTAAAACAAAATCATACAAACCCAATGTTGGTTGTACTGATATTTTCTTAGTGTTACCGTTACCAACTTTGAGATAGTTATTCAATACATCGGTTATGATGTCAGAAATTTTGGTAGATTTATACCCTTTGGATATACGGAACTGTTCAGACAACATGAATTCTTCTGATATGAAATTAATGATATAGTTTTCATAATTATTACTTTCACCAAGAACTCGTTTTGAAATTTTGTAAACTCTGTAGTTTCTGGAGATGTATTGTCCTGCTGCATCACCTGTTGTCTTTTGTAATTGTACTTGAATAAATTCAGTACCATTCAAAAGGTAATGAGAAATCAAACCCAAAGCATCCGAAATAACCACTTCACCTGAGATTGTAGAACTAAAGACATCTTCAAACAAATTCAATTCGAGCATAAACGGCATCAAATTAACATTACCATCACTCAATGGTGTTATTAAATTTAATGCTAAAAGGTTATAGTCGGTAGGGTACCTTAAATTTTGTGTACCCGAATTTGTTGTATCTGCCATGTTATAGTTTTAGTAAAGCCTGATATTGATTTTCCATTTCAGTTGTATGGGTTGAATTGATTAGATTAATATTTCGTTTAGCTTCATTTGTATCATATTCATATGTGAGAATTGATACTGCCTGTTTTTGTAATATGTAACTGAAACTACTACCATCAGCAAAATAACGAATTTCACCTGGAAATACTTCAGTTATATTATTGTAAGTATCCTCATCAATTTCTATAGTTTTGATTGCTGTTGTTTGTGTGTTATTGTCAATAGTAGTTATGACTTGTTGGTAATGGTGTATAGTTGAATTGCAATACTGTAATACTGTTGTATTTGCTTGAGCAGCCAATTCACCATAAGCATCATTAAGGTAGTCATTAAACTGTTGTGAAGTCATCGGCCAATCAGCTTGAACATCCATAATTTGTGGATTACCCATTAGACCAATCCAATAACGATAAGAATCACCATAATACTTATTGGCAATGATTTCAGGTGTATCACCATCTCTAATTTCATATTGATAGAACAGTAATGGATTTTTTAACAATTGTGGAATTAAATCGGTACGAACCATAAGGTTACGAATCGCATAGAAATTTCCATTATTGTCAGCATTAACTGTGAGTGGTAATGTATTGAAGAATCTCATCTATTAACTCCCTACAGATTCACCATCAGGACCATTATATTTTGCTGCTTGTTGGTCCAAGAAATCGTTGTTGTTACTGTTTAAAGCAGCAGAATAATTTGAAGCAATTGCAGCATTTGTAATAGATTGTTTTGTTGGCATAACAGTTTCTTTAAATTGTAAGTTTAAACGTGTCTGTACTGGATAACCATCATTATATGAAGCCCAACCATTAGGAGCATAATCGATTTGTACATTTTCCAATACACAATCATTAACCGAGAATACTTTTGCACTTGGTGCTGATGAAATTGTTGATGTTGGATTTGAATTGGTTGTTAAGAAACTCAATCCTGAATTGGTTAAAGCATTACTGATAATATTACTTAATGAACCTGTAATATTACTTTGACCCAAAAATTGAAATTGTATTGAGAAAATCTGTGGAGGTGTCAAATACTGACCAGGCAATCCACTTTGTGCGCCTGAGACACCAGGTAAAGAATAGAAAGCAAAACTATCACAAATATTTTTTACTGTTTGTGCTTCTGCTGAACTTTTTGGTGTGAGAATAAATTCCAATTGGAATGTTCTCAAGTTTACACCATGATACAACAACTGTGTTTGTGGATTCTCAAATACATTAAATGACTGTAGAGCTGCTGTTTTTAAATTATCATTTAATACTGATGTGGCTATACCTTGTTTATAACCAAAAGGAACAACAAGATTTTTTAAATTTTCTATACCTGCTTCAGAGATAGCGTTACCAACTTTACCTGCAAGTCCCAATTCTTTAGTCATTGAAACTTCACCATAATTCGAATCGTAATTAACGGCTAATGTATCAGGCATAAACAAAGAGATGCTTGCCAATGGTGAACCTTTTTTCTGCTGTTGGTATGATCCTGCGGTAATAGTCGATAAACCGGCCAAACCAACATTTTGACTTATTTGTTGAGCTGTACTTGATAGTGCAGATAAACCACCACCACTAAGTGCAGTCGTAATACCAGATACCACGTTTTGTGCGTTTGATATAACATCACTTAAATTTGTATTACCGAACGCTTGAGCGAGACCTGTAGTGTAATCATATGCCTGAATCAAAACGGCATGTCCCATCGCTGGATTTGATGCCAAATCTGATGGGTATACGAGGCTTGCTGGTGTGCTGGTTGGTGCCAATAGACTCGCCAGCGGATTCGTGATTGAGTTTAGATTGGTACCACCAATATTGGTAGGTAGAACTGTAAGGGCCATGACACTCTCTAATTATTCGAATATATACTTATATTTATGGCATATTCCGGAAGATTTATACCTCGAAACCCAGCAAAATATGTGGGTGACTATAAAAATATCATTTACCGTTCCTCATGGGAATGTAAAGTGATGTCCTGGCTCGACAAAAATGATGATATCCTATCGTGGGCGTCTGAAGAAGTCATTGTTCCTTATATCTCTCCTGTCGATAATCGATATCATAGATACTTTCCAGACTTCATTGTGAAGGTAAAAAATAAAACAGGTGGTTCCAGAACAATGATGTTGGAAGTCAAACCCAAGAAACAAACAATGGAACCACAGAAGAAAAAACGTGTTACCAAACAATACATTTCCGAGGTGGTAACTTGGGGTGTTAATCAAGCCAAGTGGAAAGCAGCAGAGGAATACTGTTTGGATCGTGGTTGGGAATTTAAAATACTAACCGAGGATCACCTAGGACTGACCTAAATAATCAAATGGCAACTTCAAAACTTACTCAACTAGCGGGACAATATTCCCAACAAGACCTGGAAAGATTATCTCCAGAGGCGTTAGCGTGGTTAAAAAAGAAAATTCAAGAGGTTCGTTACCCATCCAAAGTGGCACAATCGATTGCTCGTGAGAATTTTAGGTTTGAAAACAATTTCAAACTAGGTAGACTATATTGTTTTTATTATGATCCAAAGACCAAAGAAGATTTACCGTATTATGATAGATTTCCAATGGTGTTGATACTGGATCGTTATGATGATGGTTTTCTAGGGTTAAACCTACATTACTTACCATACCAGTACCGAGTGGCATTTTTGAAGAAATTGTTTGAATTCGCAGTTTTAAACAAGGATGACGAAATTAAAAGGTTAAGAGTCACATATGACATTTTAACTGCATCCAGACGCCTCCGTGAGTTTAGACCATGTATCAAAAGATATCTTTTCAGTCAGGTACAGTCTAGGTTACTCACCATTCAACCAAATGAATGGGAAATTGCTACTTTGTTGCCACTCCAACAGTTTAAGAAGGCGAGAGCAACTACAGTATGGCGAGAATCAATAGAAGAAATAAGGAAAAACTAAATGGCCGGTACCATTAATGACTTTAGAAGTAGTTTTAAAACGGATCTAGCGAGACCAGCAAGATTCGATGTAACTATTCCTATTCCACTATCTTTAGCAACTTACATTACTACTGCAAGAGGTTTGACATTCCGTTGTGAATTGGCTCAATTACCAGGTAGGGTGTTTGAAACAGCAACTAAGAAAATGGGTTCTGCACCAGTCGAAAAGTTTCCATACCATACGAATTACCAAGAAGTGCCATTGACCTTTATTGTGTCAGATGACATGAATGAAAAGATTTTCTTTGATGCTTGGATGGAATTAATCAATCCAAGTACAGATTTTAACTTCCAGTATAAGAATAATTATGCTGTAGACATTTCTATCAACCAGTATGATGTTACCAACAATCTAACTTATGCTGGTGTATTACAAGAAGCCTTTCCTGTGGACGTAAATCAAATGGACATGGATTGGTCGAATGAAGGGTATCATAAACTGGTTGTCGTATTTGCTTACAAACAATGGCATAATAATACTGTATCTAATTTGGTACAGAATTTGAAAACTGCAGCATTAACATCACTTGTTGGTGGTTTGACCTCTTAATTATATTTGAATTGAAAAAGGAGTTTTAAAATGGCTTTACCAAAAATTGATTCGCCAGTCTATGAACTGGAATTACCTTTATCTAAGAAAGTGGTCAGTTTTAGACCATTCTTAGTAAAAGAACAAAAGAATTTGTTGATGGCAATGGAATCTGATGATGTAGAGACTGTTGAAAGAAACGTAAGACAAGTATTAACAAACTGTACCGTATCACAGAACATTAATATCAATTCTTTACCTGTGATAGATGTTGAATATTTTTTCATCAATCTTCGTGCAAGGTCTGTTGGTGAGATTGTTGAGAATGAATACATCTGTAATAACGTAGTAGATGGTAAAGAATGTGGCGGCAAAATGAAAGGCACATTAAATCTACTCGATGTTAAAGTTGATATGGGTAAAAATAGTAAAGATGTTATTCAACTAAACGATAAGATTTCAATTAAATTGAAATACCCTGAATTCTCTTTGGTTGATAAGATTGCTAAGATGAGTTCAGACGTAGATATGGTTTTTGAAATTGTAGTGGATAGTATAGAGTATATCTTTGATGGTCAACAATACTATCATGCCAATGAAACAACAAAAGAAGAACTATTAGAGTTCATTGAATCATTGAATCAAGAACAGTTTGCTAAAGTGGAAGAATTCTTTAATAATCTTCCAACAATGAATAAGACAATGGAAATAAAATGTCCAAGATGTGGATTTGACCATAGTATTGAAATGGAAGGGCTCGAAAGTTTTTTCGGGTAATATTTTGTCATGACAACCTGAGAAATTACTATAAAACTAATTTCTCATTGATGCAACACCATAAGTATTCTCTCACGGAACTTGAAAATATGATACCGTGGGAAAGAGATATCTATGTCGCCATGCTAGTGCAGTACATTGAAGAAGAAAACGAAAAGATAAAACAACAAGCTTCAAGGAAGTAGTAGATGGATAACGAAGATATTGAATATCAACTTACACCAGAGGGTGAGGAGATGGCTAACCGCCTCGCCGAAACTCGTGGTATAAAAAGTATGATGAAATTCAGACGGGATACTCCTGAACCTGAAGCAAAAAAGACTAGTAAGAAAACTCAAAAACTCAAGAATAAAAATCCAAATTATACCACAATTTCTGATGGTGTCGTTAAACCATTGCGAGTTAAAGATAGTACAGCCGATATTCTGGCTAAAATGTACAACTTTATGAAACGCAAGTATAAGAAGGATGAAAAAGAGAATAAGAAAGAACAAAAGTACAGAAAAACTTTAGTTGCAGCTAAAGAGAGACGTATAGAAGAATTGATTTCTTTATTTGGTGGTAAGTATAAGAAAACAAAATTTAAAGATACTGGTGGTGATAAAA